TGCTATGTTTGAAGGTAGGCAAACATCGTTTTCTGCTAGAATGCAGCAAATGGCATTGATTGCTGATGGTATGTTTGGAATAGCAGCACGACCTGAAGCTGTTGCTGCTGCTGCGGCTGCTGACACCACTCCTGAAGGAAGACAATCAAAAGCGGCTGTTATCCAACTTCAAAGTGCAAAAGGTGTTGAAGTGCTGACTGCTAGGGGTCCAGCCACACCGTTGGGTGCTAGTGCAGTTACAATGCTTGCTGGAAACTTTACACCTAACGAAAAATCGTGGAATACACTGTATCAATCTGTTATGGACAACACAGTTAAAACAGTACTTCCTAATGAAGTGGATTTTGAAACGTTTAATCAGAACATTGTTAAACGTGCAGACTTTTGGCTTGGACCTAATAACCCTAACTCGTATTCGATCAAGTGGCGCGAAACTCTTAAAAACCTTCCGGGTGTAACGATTGAAGCTAATAGAGAAGGACTACTTATTATTACAGGTAAAGTACCAACAACTTCACAAGAGATTGGACAGATGTCAACTCTTCAATCTGATGTTGTTAAGGCGAATCAACTTATTCGTGTTTACAACAAACTTACTAACACTACAACTAAAGCAAAACAAACTGTAGATGATTTGTATCAAGGTACTCCTGCTCCTGTTGCTGGTGTTCGTCCTGCACAAGTGTTTAATCAAACTCCTGTTCAACCTATTCGTGGAGCAACACCTGCAACTACTCAACCTGTTAATGTTGCAGAAGAACTACGGCAGTTTAGACTTCGTCAAGGAGTACAGCCAGCAGCACCTACTCCACAACCTACTCCTGCTACACAACCACCTACAAGCTCACTGACAAAAGAACAATTTGATGCATACAACAAACAAAAAACTGTCAAAGGTAAAGTACAAGTGTTGTTGGATGCTGGCGTTGATCGTTCTACTATTGAGCAACTTGTTCGTCGCCCAATTGACGCCATTCTTGCAGGGGAGGCTGATTAATATGTCTTCGTGGAAAGAGTTAGAAACTATGCCACTTGAGGAACGTACAAAACTTAAGTGGAATGATCCTAGAATAATTGACTATGTTCGTACAGTGGAGAAAGAACGCACTCTTCCTACAGACTCGCTTAGGACTCTTCTCTACACAGAGAATAGTTACATTGATAAAGATGGGCAAGTTAAACTTAACGAAAACAATGATAGCACAACTGTTAGTAAGTCTAAGGCACGTGGAATTATGCAATTTACTGATGCTACCATGAAGTTAATGAACAATAGGTGGATGCATAACGCACTAGACCCTCTTGAGAATATTTGGTATGCGGCTGACTACTTTAGCCACACCCTTAACAAGCAATACAATGGAAACCTTGTTGCTGCTATTGCTGATTACAATGGCGGTCCTAAACAAGCTGGAAACGTTCTTAAGAACATGATGCCTGAGAGTAAACAAACTGCCGATTACCTTCGTAAAGCGCAGCATCATGCTACAGGATTTGAAGCAGAAATGGAAGCAGCTAAACCTAAACCTGCTCCTAAACCAACTGTAGCTGAAACTCCTGCTGGTGCTGTCACTGGAATGGTTAAGCCTGTAGATTCTAAAAAAGAACGTGTATTGTCATACGACGCCAATGGTAGGCGTGTTTATTTATACTAGGAGATATGATGGCTAAAGCAAAACTTTATAACGGGCACGTGTTGGAGTTTGACGACTCACTTAGCGACGAAGAAATTGATAAAGGCGTTGCTGATTACATGTCTTCAACAGCAGAACTTAAGAAAATGAATAAGATTCTTGAAGAACTAAAAACTGTGATGGAAGCATCCAGTTTGGCTACTATTGCTGCTCTTAAGAACAATGTTGAAATGACTGTAGATGCTATCACTGCTCCACGTGAAACAAGTATCATTAGTGGTGTTGATGGTAAACCTAGCAAGAGTGTCACAACTGTACGCTCAACTATTTTTGACGAGGATTAATAAATGGCTAATGCAATCTATCCAAAGTTTAAAGAAGCACTTCTTGATGGCAGTGCTAACATTGATGTTAATGATCTTACTGTCAAAGTGGCTCTAATAGATACTGGAACGTACACATATAATAGTGCCCACGATTTTTATGATGATGTAACAGGCGTTGTTGGAACACCGACAACAATTGCAAACACAACTGTTACAAACGGATTGTTTGATGGTGATGATGTAACTATTACGTCAGTATCTGGTGCTACTGTTGAAGCATTAATTATTTACATTGATACAGGTGTTAGTTCTACTTCGCGTCTTGTAGCGTACATTGATACAAGTGTTACAGGACTTCCTGCTACTCCTAACGGTGGTAATATCATTATCAATTGGAATGCTTCTGGAATCTTTCAACTATGAAAATAGATTTTGAATTTAATACTTCGTATGGTGTGTTTCGTGATGCACTCTACTTTAATGATGACGATGTTCCTGATTCTGAAACTATCGAAACTATGAAGATAGCACGCAGGGATAATTGGATTTATGAAATAGAAAATCCTCCGATTAATCCTAATCCAGAACTTTTTGAACAAATCATTGAAGAACAAACTCAGGAATAACAATGGCTGATAGATATTGGGTAGGTGGTACCGCAAACTGGGATGGTACTGCTGGTACTAAATGGTCTGCTACGTCAGGTGGTGCTGGTGGTGCATCTGTTCCTACTAGTGCTGATGACGTATTTTTTAATGCAGCATCAGGTGCATCAACCGTAACAATAGCTACTGGTAATACCGGAGCTAAAAGTATTACATGTACTGGATTTACTGGAACACTAACCGGAATTGCTTCAATCACTGTATCTGGAAATATCACGCTAGTTACAGGAATGACGTATTCACACACAGGTGGTGTAACGATTGATGGAACAGCTACACTAATAACTGCTGGTAAAGCGTTTAGTACTTTAGGTATTAATGGTGCGGGTATAACTGTTACGTTAGGTGACGCATTAAATACATCTACTAGAACCGTTGCTGTTACTCAAGGAACCTTTACTACAAGTGCTAGTAATTACAGTATCACTGCTGGTGCACTAATTTCTAGTAACACAAATACTAGAACAATATCACTTAATGGAAGTACAGTTACACTTTCGGCAGCAACTCCAATTGATTTTCTTATTTCCACAAATTTAACATTTAATGGTGGAACATCACAGATAAACTGTAGTAATTCTACTGCCACACTTTCTATTGGTGGTGGTGTTACATTTTACAATGTTCGTTTTACGTCTACTACAGCAGCTACTACAAAATCAGTTACTGGACAAAATACGTTCAATGACTTAACGATGGCTACAAGTGCTATTGGACTAAATATACTTGCGTTCAGTGACAACCAAACAATTAACGGACAATTTAATCCGGGAGGTAGTAGTAATATTTCTCGTGGTTTTGTACTTTCTAACACGCTAGGAACAACACGAACACTTACAGTAAATACACTACTTGGATCATTGTGCGATTACAGAGATATAACTATTGCAGGTACTGCTTCAGGTTCTTCTCAAAGTGGTGCAAGTGATTGTGGTGGAAACTCAGGTATTACGTTTCCAGCAGCAAAAACTGTTTACTGGAATCTTGCAGGAGCACAAAACTGGAATGCAACTGCATGGGCAACTACTGCTATCGGTACTCCTTCTGCCAGTAATTTTCCATTAGCGCAAGACACTGCGACATTTACAGATAGCGGTGCAGCAGGAACCGTTAGCATGGGTGCACTATATAATCTACCTGCAATAGATGCATCTACTAGAACGTCAGCTATGACGCTCAATCATAACAACGCTGTATTTGCACACGGCAGTTATACGCTAGGTTCTGGAGTGACTATTTCTGGAACTCAGAGTGTAACTTTTTTAGGTCGTGCCACAGCAACGTTTGTGTCTGCTGGTAAAACTATTACATTTCCAGTTATTGTAGAAGCACCAAATGGATCACTTGAACTTGGGGATGCATTTACTTCAAATAGTACCAGTGGGCTTACTTTAACTCGCGGCACGTTTGATGCAAAAACATATAACTATACTGCAAACTTATTTTCGTCATCAAATACCAATACCAGAACACTCAATATGGGGTCTGGTCTTTGGACGCTAACAGGAACAAATAGTAACGTTTGGACCACAGACACTGCAACAAACTTGACTATAAATCAAGGTACGGCAAACATTCTTTTGTCAAGTAATGCTACTACTGGTAGGCGATTTTCTAGCGGTGGTAATTACACTTTTAACAAACTTACTATTGGCGGTGATACTAGTACATCCACCACAGAATTGTTTGGATCGGCTACATACGGTGAATTAGCCTCTACAAAAACTGTAGCGCACACAATAACGTTTAATGGTAACAACACTGTAGGTACGTGGTCAATAACAGGAACATCTGGTAATGTTGTATCGCTAAATAGTAATACAGCAGCGACAGTTAGAACGCTCACTAAATCTGGTGGAGGTTATCTTACTGGTATTGACTATCTTGATATAAGGAGTATTGCTGGTAATCCAACAGACACTTGGTATGTTGGTTCTAACTCTGTCATTAACACTACTGCACAAAACCCATCACGAAACATATTTACAACACAACGTGCGTCTAATGCAATTATTGTTCTTACAGATACATCTGGATCAGCAACATGGACAGTACCTTCTGACTGGAATCCTAGTGCAAACAGTATCCACATAATCGGCGGTGGTGGCGGGGGTGCAAGTGGAAGAGTATCTGGAGGTAATAGGGCTGGCGGTGGAGGCGGCGGCGGGGGTGGTTACACTAGACTTAATAATCAAAGTCTCACTATAGGCTCAAGTATTTTATACCAAGCTGGTATCGGTGGAATAACTGGCACTAGTGGTACTGATGGTGCAAGTGGTGGTACAACTTCATGGAACTCTGGAGCAGCAACCGCTGGTGGAGGCGGTGGTGGACAAGCAACCGTTGTACCTTCATCAACTGGAGGCACTGGTGGAACAGGTTCTACATACAATGGTGGTAATGGCGGCATTGGTTCAGTAGATACGAATAGCGCAGTGGGTCATGGTGGTGGCGGCGGTGGCGGTGCAGGTGGTCCTAATGGTGCTGGTGGATCAGGTGGTACTGGTTTTGGCACCACTGCATCATCAAATATTGCTGGAGGCGGTGGTGGTGGCAATGGCGGCGGCACTAATGGTGGAAATGCTTCATCTGGCGTTGGCGGCACTGGTGGTAACAACTCTTCTGGAATTGGTGGAGGCGCATCAAATACATCGGGTGTTGTTGGTGGAGGTGGTGGTGGTTCAGTTTCAGCATTGTCGGTTGGTGGTAACGGTATTGAACTGTATGGTGTAGGTTCGGGTGGTGGTGGCGGTGGACTTGACGACAGTTCACGTTCAAACTTGGGTGGAAACTACGGAGGTGGTGGAGGTGGTGGTGGCGTTACAATTGCCGGTATAAGCACCAATGGTGGAATAGGTATTCAAGGTGCCATCATCATTGTGTACACACCAGTAAACAATATACAACTTGCTCCGTCACTGTACACAAATACACAGACTATCTATTCTGCATCAGTTACTTCTGAAAAAGCACTGTCACCGTCACTATATACTAACAATCAAACATTCTATTCTCACAATGTAGTTAGTGACAGAACACTATCACCACAACTATATACAAACTTACAACAGTTTTATGGAGTGGTTGTTACACAACCGGGAATAGCACAACAGGTTCAAGGTGCTCCGTGGTGGGAAGTAGAGAAAGAAAAGAAGCGTAAGAAAGAGCAGGACGCTCTTAAGAACAGATACGAAGAAGAGAGAGTGGCGCTGCTATTGCTAAGTAAGTGGTGATGTATTCCCCTGTGTGTACTGTTTAGAGCAGCACACACAGAGGAACTTTTTTATTACGCTGTTTTGCTGATAGAGAAACCGTAATTGCCGATGGTGGCAGTGCGGTTAATTGTATCAGTGGTAGTACGACCAATACGCTTAAGTTTAAACTGAGTGTACAGCCAAGCACGAATAGCTTTACGCGCTTGCTCATACGTCTTGAACAGTTTGCTCTTAAGAGCGTTAGGCATACCACCTTTACGTTTGATAGTGTACATATCACTTCTCCTTTAAAGTGACAATCTCTTGAACGCGGATTGTCTTTGCGTTAATCAGTGAGGCCGGGATTGTTGTTGTCTTCTGTCTTTTTACGCTGGTTAGTTTCTGCATCAAGGCGTGATGCCCACTCCTTAGAAATATAGTCTCCAAGAACATCGTACGGAATTACATACGACTGCCCCCTGAGAAAGTCCATAAACAAACTTGCTTGTTCACTCCAAGTGAGAACCTCCTCACAAGATATTGTAACTTTCCTACCTTCATCTTCAGAAATAAATGTAATGTTCATACTGCCTCCTTAATGTTGGTGCCCCGTGACAGAATCGAACTGCCAATCCATGATTACAAATCAAGTGTTATACCATTTAACTAACAGGGCTGTTCCTAAGAACGTGTCAGCCTATCAATTTCTCGTTGAATATACCACTTAGCCTTCTGTAGGTCTTCAATTCCTCCTTTCAAGTCTGCTCTCCAAATATACTTGACAGCATTGCCTAGACAGAAATTCATATGTTCGGTAATCACAATACACTCAACACCACTAGGGTGTTGAATGTAGTGTTTAGGATGAACAACGTTACACTCCACAGCTTCCTCCTTTTCCGCTAATGTCACAGATGTCATTCTCTTGGAACACTACACCTTTGTGCTTAATAGCTTCGTGATAGTCCATTTCAGTGATAGGTTGACCCCCCCTACTACCGTCAGGATAGGCAGTGAAGCCACGCAGTCTAGGTGCATACTTCGACAACACTTTAGCAAACTCGTTCACTTTGCTTTCGTTGTTGTGCTCACTACCCCAAGAAGGCAGGTTGATGGTTGAGCTAATAGACATATCAACATAGTCCTGAATGTCAGCTTGAAACTTAATACGCTTCTCAAACTGATTAGACAGGCTATATGCTGTTTCAATCTTGTTAGGATTGATACCGTCTTGAATTAGCATTTCAGCCGTAGCATCAACGCAATACTCGTAGTGCCAACGTGTACCGTCTTTCAGATAGCGACGCTTATACGCCACTGCAAACAATGGTTCAATGCCAGTGGTCGTACCAGCAAGGATACCAATGCTACCAGTAGGTGCAATTGCACGATAGGCTACAGGATGACTGAGAAACAGTCGGTCACAGTGCTCGTTAGCACTCTTCTCGCTGTCCTCTTTGTACACCTTAAGCCACTTGTGCAACTCAGGTGTCACTTCATATCCAGCTTCTCTTTTAAGTAGCCACTCATGGATGCCCATAAGCCCAAGACCCAGTCTTCGATTCTTTTCTCGTACTTCGTACACTCGACCATACGGAAGGTCAGCGCGAATAGTGCCGCACACCAGAAACTTAGAAGCAAGCTGGACAATGCTACGAAACTCATCAAGAGACTCAACGGCACCAATGTTAATCGAACCAAGATTGCAAACATCTGAGTCGTCCTCTGAAGTAACTTCAGTACACGCATTTCTGAGAGTTTCATTTTGTTTATCATCGAAGTTAAAGCTGAATCCGGGTTCTCCGGTTTCCATTGCTTGTCGGCAGTTTGTGAGGAAGGTGCTGTCATTGTGCCTACTCTCCTTTAGAAGCCATGCATTGTCATAGTTAAGTGAAATGTTGGTCATATCCAACTGTGCAGGGAAATTGAAGTCTTTGTTCTTAAGAGCGCGAACTTCTTCAGGCCAATTCTTAGCCATAAGAAAATCGTTGATGTCATCATGCTGCCAGTTAAGTGATGCATAGATGGCGCTACGTCGACTACCACCTTGCATGACATTCCTGCCAATCTCGTTAATCATGCACATCAAACTGATAGGACCACTGCTTGTACCACCAGTGCGCTTGATAGCCTTACCCTTACCACGCAGAATGGAGTAGTCAATACCAATACCACCGCCTGTCATAAGGCAGCTAGTGGAACGCCATGCTACGTTAGCCCACTCTTCGCGTGAATCCTCTTCTGCACGAAGCAGATAGCAATTGTTAAAGAAGCTATTAGGACGACCAGCATAATAGATATACCTGCCACCCGGAATAAACTTAAACTCACGAATGTACTGAGCAAGCTGTTTCCTGTCTCCCTCAGACATAAGAGGGCGCTCCCTACCGTTACGTGTGCCACACACATCGTCAACAATGCGATCAGAGCACATCTGCCACGTATCTGCTGGACCTTGTGCATACTTAAAACGGAATACATTCTCTCCCAACTTGCTACGGAACTCATTCATATTTGTCATCCTTTTCAATATCTTCTTGCGAAATATATTCAAACGTAAACCTAACAATTCCTAAGTCAATCATCATTGCTTTGTGACCCAAGATAAACTCAATGCCAAACATAAGTCCACTGATAAAACTAACGCACACACTAATTCCGGCCATTGTCAACTCCTGTAATAATTTCAGCGTTGTATTCTTGTAGATGGTCTACACACAGACTACCATAATGCTCTGTGTTATAGCCAGAACTCCACACAGCTAGTATACCCCCTTTCCTAACAGAACAGCCACAGTCTAACGTTTTGTTCTTAGGAACGCCTAGAACACGCTCCATCCATGTACGCATAAACAACTTCATCAAACACCTCTCTCCTGTTTATGTTTTCTAGTCTCATGCTCAAGCTGCTCTTCGTAGTCTGTACGTGCCTTAAGTGCCATCATTAGACT